CGGTGAAGGCGCCATAGGCCAGCGTTTCATTGTAGCCGCGCTTTCTGTCGGTGCCTTCAGCATGGCCGATCAGGTCCAGCAATGGCCGGTAGACATGATATTTGTCGGACGCAGCCGGGATCCCCGCGCCGCTGGGCACGTTGGCGTTCATGATGATGTCCTTTCGCGGGATTGCCAGAGCTACGGCTGGACGCACGGCTTTTGCGCCAGCCGTAGTGCGGCCAAGGGGCTTCGTTCTTATTGCTGGCCGGCGACGGCCGAGGGTTACCGTCACGTTGGCGCGCCGGCATCGCACAGCATGGTGATGAAGCGGCCACGCCGCTCCATGTCGGCGGCGGTGCGGATGTTGTAGAGGGTACCGGAACGAACCTCGATCAGCCGCCAGGCAGCGGTGATGGTCGAGGTTTCCGCATCGAAACGTACGATGATCAGGGCTGGTTGAATGCTTTGCAGGCGTGAGGCAATGACGGTCTCGCCACCTTTTGAAAGCAGGATGCAGGCATCGCGCTCGAACTGGGCGACCCATTGACCAGTGACGCCACCATAGCCGTCGTCAACTTCCTCTTGTTTTTCCAGACGGACACGGTCACGCAGATCGCTTGCGGTAATCCTGGTCATCAGAGTGGCCGCATCCGATAGGGCGCAACCAGGGCATGAACGACGCGGTCGATGGCCACGTCGATCTCGGTGTCGGCACCGTCGAAGAGCCGCTGGACGATAAGCAGGATGGCCTGGCGGATGGGCGCGGGCACGTCGGCGGCCGAGCCATAGCCGGCGGTGAAGGTGACCGAGACGGCATCAATGCGACGGAATGTTGCCGGCCAGACCTTTCCCGGCTGCAGCGCGACATAGGCCCCGTGCGCATCAGCGAACAAATCATACCCACTGGGATCGACCACCTGCTGCACATTGCCGACGTCGAAGTGACTGATGCTGACGATTGCGGTCACCGGCGCTACCGGCAACGGCAGGCGATTGGCAAAGCGACCAAAATCCTGCCGCCAGGTTTGCGTTACCAGCGCCCGGCCGATTATGCCGGAATAGCCGTCGAGATACGCCGTTGCCGCCTTGATCTGGGAGCTGATCAGGTCGTCCTGGTCGTTGTGATCGATACGCAGATGGGCTTTGGCCTCAGCCAGCGTCACCGGCATTTCGGCAGGCGCGACGGTGCGAACGGGTGCGAGCACTTCCATGATCCATTATAATAAAGAGAAGCGGCCAGCGATGCCGAGGGGAGATGAGCCGGCCGTCTCGAACGATGTCAGGTCACCGGCGCGTCGTGCGGGTGGCCGAGCGCAAAGATCGCACCGGCGGCAATCGAAGTGCCAGAGGTCTTGGTGATGACCGCGCGGATGTAGCGTTTGTTGCCGACGTAATCTTGCTTGTAGACCGTGCTGGCCTCAAGCGCGGCCGGCAGAATCCCGAGCAGATCGCCAGCCGCCACCTCGGTAAAGTCACCATCCGTGGTCGTGTCGCTCTCCTGCATGGTGATGGCGTAGAGGCCGTCACCGGCAATCGCGCCGGCATTGATGATCAGGGTCGCCGAATTGAAGCCCTGCAGATCGGCGTGACTGCCCTTGGTGGTGGCGGTGACCACGGCGGGAACCAGCGATGCGACGAGGCCGAGGCCGGAAATACCGTCCTTCATGGGAGAAGTCCTTTCAATGAGTGGGGAATGATGAAGAGACGGGCGGCCGTCCTTCGACCCTTCGACAAGCTCAGGGCTCAGGATGATGGCCGCCGTCATGATGATCAGGTGCTGATCTTCAGCAGCTTCAGGGCTTCGAAGTTGACGATGCCGCCACCGACGCGCTTGGTGGTGTAGAACAGCACGTTCGGCTTCGAGGTGAACGGGTCCCGAAGCACTCGGATGCCGATGCGGTCGACGATCAGATAGGCCCGGTTGAAATCCCCGAAGGCGATCGGGAACTCTCCAGCACCAACCGCCAGCATGTTATCGTCGGTATGGACGGGCTTGCCGAGGATGGTTGCCACTTCGGCAGCGCCGGAAGGCGGAGCCCAGATATAGGCACCTTCCGCATCCTTGAACTTGCGAACCGTGTTCATGGTGGCATCCGACATCAGCCACGATGCACCGTTCCGGTAGCCGGACTTGAGCGCATAGTAGAGGTCGATCAGCGCGTCGGCCGGGCTGGCAGAGGCGGTCGCTGCGACAAAGCCATCGGCCTTGCCGGAAGCAACGAAGCCAAGCTTGCCCCAAACATAGGAGGCATTCGCCACCGTGTCGTAGGCCAAGATGCCGCGCGGCTTGTTGATTCCATCGCCATTGGCAAAGGCAGCGCCTTCCTGCTCGGCGAACTCGATCGAGACTTCGTCGGCCAGCCAGGCCGCCAGATCAATCCGGGCATCGTCGAGTGAGGTTTGCGTGGCGCCCGGCATGGCGTAGATCTCGCCGGTGTTGATGGCGATCTCACGCAGCGTTGGCGTGGCTGTGCCAGGACGATCCTGTTCCTCGCCAACCCAGCCGGAGGTCGCACCGCCCATATTGACCAGCTTCTTGTAGGTGCTGGTCGAAATGGAAATGGTGCGGGCGAGAGAACGGATCGTGGACACGGTGCCGAGCACCCGGTCGATACCGGCTTCCGTCTCTTCCGGCACCAGATAGCCGCCGTCCGGATCGGACTGCGTCGTCAGCTTGGCCTTGACCTCGAGATCACGCAGGCCGGCATCGACGCCGCGCCGGAAGAAACGATCGAAGGCTTGTGCGTGCTCTGCCTTGTCCGGATCGTGATCATTGCCGGCACCACCGACCTTGATCGCGGCCATCGCTGCATTCACTGCGTCGATTTCTTTGGTCAGCTTGGTCAGTTCGGCATTGATACGGTCGACCTTCTCGGTCTGGACCACATCGGCCATGCCGGCCTTGATGTCGGCGAGCTCCTTGTCGCGTTCGACCTTGAAGTCCTCGAAGGTTTTCTGCAGCTCGGCGAGGATTTTTGTCGCGTTGCCGGAATCGGCGCGCACGCCGACAAAACCCCGGACTGGCCCGCGCGCAGGCGGGTTCAAATGAATGCTCATGATGTTCTCCTATGAGCGGATGGTTTGGATCAGCCGCTGGAGTGCGGCTGGATTGATGCCAGCGTCGTGCGTGGCGGTGTCGGCAGCGTCGCGCATGCCGGCAATCTGATTGAGCATCTTGCGCCGCTCTGAGCGGGAGATGCCCTGTTGCGCCAGAGCCGCATCGATGCGGCGCTTGGCATGGATTTCTGGCCGGACGTTTTCGGACGCACCGGCTTTGGACTGGACTTCTGCATCGACGATATCGGCGAAGCCGTTCTCGATCGCCTGTGCTGCCGTCATGAACGTCTCGGTATCCATCAGCTGCTCGATGTCGGCGCGCTCCATGCCGGTGCGGGCCTCATAAATGTCGGCGAGCGCGGCATCGAACTGGTCGAACAGGGTGGCAGCCTCGCGCATGTCGTGGCGATTGCCGATGACCACGCCCCAGGCATTGTGCACCATCATGAACGAACCGAGGCCCATGCGGATTTCGTCACCGGCCATGGCGATGATGGAAGCTGCCGATGCTGCCCAGCCCAAAACCTCGACCGTCACCTTGGCCGGATGGGAACGCAGCAGATTATAGATGGCGATGCCCTCGAACATGTCGCCGCCGGGAGAATTGATCCGGACGGTGATGTCGCGGTTACCGATCGAGCGCAGAGCGGCCGAGATGCGATTGGCGGTGACGCCGCCGCCGGTCCAACCATCCTCACCAATAATATCGAACATGGAGATGGTGGTGTCGGCGTCGGATACGGCAGCGGCAGCGATCGGAGCCTCGGCCCATTTTGTTAGCACGTCGCTCGGTGCGTCCCACTGATAACTCTGCGGGCGCGCGAATGTCCGCGCCTCGGGCAATTTACGAAGGCTCATCGAGCATTCTCCAGCCACAGGAGCGAACACCAGCCGAGGACGAAGCCGCTGAGAAGGATGCCGAAGTCGAAGGCCGGGCTGATGATGGCAAGGCTGACTACGGCCATGGTGATCAGCGTTGCGGTCAGTTTCAACGTATTCAGAAGCGTCATCAGTTCGGATCCTCAATCGTTGCGGTGTTCGTCGGTTTCGCCATCGCCGCTATCAGCATGCTGCGGTGTTCCAGCGGTGTTGGGCGGCGGATAGAAGACATCACCACCGTCACGCGGGTTCTGGTCTTCCAGCGCACGGATTTCGTTGGGGCTGTAGACGCCCCATTGCAGGCCTTTGACGTAGGCTTCCCAGCGGGCCTTGATGTCGCCCTTGACGAGAGCCGCCCGATTGAAGCGGGCATAGAGTTTTTCGTCCGCACCGATCAGGTCCCGGTTGATCGCCTCTTCCCACATGGTCAGGTGGTCTTCGAGCGTATAGGCGACGAAGCCGATCGACTGCTGCTCGATGCCGGTGCCCCAGGACGTCGACTTTTCAGTATCCCCGATCATGTGCGGTGGCACGCCAAAGAACATGGCGATGTCGGTGCGGCTGAATTTCCGGCTCTCGATCCACTGCGCATCCTCGGCCGTCATGGCGATGCGGGCGTAATCCATGCCCTCTTCGAGGATCAGGTTCTTGCCCTCCTGCTCGCCGCCGGAGCGGAATTCTTCCAACCCCGCCTTCAGATTGGCGACAGCTTCCGGGCCGAGCTTGTTTGGATGCTTCAGCACGCCGCTGACACGCGCGCCATTGCGGAAGGTCGAAGCGCCGTGGTCTTCCATCGCAAGCGACAGACCGATGGTTTCGCGAGCGTAGCTGATGGCCGACACGCCATGGACACCATCGAGCGACAGCCCGACGAGATGGAACACTTCATCCTGATGAAGCCGGATGCGCCGTCCGTCCTGGCGAGCGTAAATATATTCCAGCGTCAGATCGTCGGTCTGCTTCACCTCGACGCGATCAGGATGAAACGGGATCAGCTCCTGGACCAACCCTCGCGAGCGTACGATCATCGCATAGGCATTGCCCCGCAACAGAAGATGCGCCTGCAGCATGCGGCGGAACTGCGACGGCGTCTGCCAGCGGTTGGGCTTCTTCCGCAGCACCGTCCAGATCGGCGTGTCCGAGGCGTCCTCACGGGTGCGTTCGTCGACACGGCGCTTGATATGCAAGGGCAACGTTGCCACGGCACCGGAGATGATGCGCACACAGGCATAGACAGCTGCCACCCGCATGGCGCTGTTCGGCGTCACCGTGGCGCCCGATGCGGTCACTTCTCCGGAGCGCAGCGCCTCTTCCAGCTGCCGCGCCGTGGTGATGACGAGGCCGCCTCCCGCATCCTGGAACGACGCACGCGGAGAGGCGGCCGGCGGTTTGGAGCCGCCGAACCAGTTCGACCAGAATGGCATGAGTTTTCTTTCGTAAGCCGCCGTCAGCTCACAGCATCAGGATGCCGCGGCTCTCATAGACCGAGCGGCCGGCATTGACGTCACGAGAGAGCGCCCGGCCGAGCGCATTGCAGATCGCGACAATTCCGTCGATGCGTTCGCTCGACCGCTCCTTGTCCGGCTTGATGTTGCCGGCCGGATCATGGCGCACGGCAACGTTGGAGGCGTTCCAGCGCAACACCGGATGGCCGCCATGCCAGAGCGATCGCGACACCGATAGCCGCTCCAGTTCCGCCGTCGGTGCGGCCATGCTCAAGAACCCCTGGCCGAACTGGACCAGGTTCAATCCCTCATCCTGAAGATGCTGGACGATCTCGCCGGCAAAGGTACGGTCGTAGGACAGCTCGCGCAGATCGTAACGGGACGCCAGTTCGATAATCTCTTTCTCGACGAAGGCGAAGTCGGTGGCGTTGCCGGGCGTGGCGGTCAAGAATCCCTGGTCGCGCCAGACGTCATAGGGCACGCGGTCGCGGCGCACGCGGCGTAGAATGTCGTCTTCCGGGATCCAGAAGCGGCAGAGCACGATCCATTTATCGGCAAGGGTGCCAAGATCGTCGTCGAGCGTCGGCGGGAAGAGAAGCACGAAGGCTGACAGATCATTGACGCGGGCAAGATCCAGCCCGCCATAGCATTCGCGGCCGAGCAGCTTGCCTTCCAGTTCCTCCAGCTCGTGTTTGACGATGCGCCAGTCGGTGGTGGCTGGCAGGCCGCCTTCCTCCCACACGCCCATGTCGAGCCAGCGCGTGACCTGCTCGGTCCATTCGTTGAGCCGCAGCCGGCGGATGGCATTCTGCTGCGCCGGCATTTCCTTAGCCTCAATGATCTGGCGCTTGAGATCGTCGACCTTCACCGTCACGCCGAGGCTCGGATTGGCCTTCACCCAGACAGTCTCGTCGGTCCAGTCGTCGCCATCGTCTATTGTTGCGATGTAGCCGAACCAGCTATCGGAAGACTCCGTCGGCACCGTGCCTTCCAGCGCTTTGACCGAGAATTCGTGATGCTGGCGACACACGGA